CTACCTTCACTGACTTTATGGAGTGGGTTGATAGTTACAATGAGTACATTGCTACTGCATGGAATGACAAATCTAAACGTAACATGTCATCGGATGATGCATCACTAGTAGATGAGTTCCTTGACATTGACGATGCAGCAGTAGCGTAATGAATCATCCTGCTGAACTGGCACTAGCGCAGTATATGACTGATGCAGCTAATGGTAAAGCTGTGTTGTCCAAAGCTACAATAGAACGTATTGGACAGGACGTTGTAGATGCACTAGGTCGCCAGTTTGGTGGGGGTAACAAGCGTGGTGATTTTGGCTTGAGGATGTCTAACATAGGCAGACCCTCTTGCCAACTGTGGTTTCAAAAGAACCAGCCTGAAAAAGCGTTACCCTTTCCCAGTACATTTGTAATGAACATGATGTTAGGAGATATAGTTGAGGCAATATTTAAGGGCTTACTTACTGAAGCAGAAGTAGAGTACGGAGATGCAGACACGGTTGTATTAGACTTACCAGAACGAGACACAAAAATCAAAGGCACATATGACATAACTATTAATGGTGCTGTTGATGATATTAAGTCTGCATCTGATTGGTCATACAGAAATAAATTTAAAGATTATGCTACATTAAAATCGCATGACTCTTTTGGTTACGTAGCTCAGTTAGCTGGATATGCTAAAGCGTCAGGTCTTAAGGCAGGAGGTTGGTGGGTAGTTAATAAAGCCAATGGAAGTTTTAAATATGTACCTGCTACTGGCCTTGACATGATGGAAGAAATGTATCATATTAATAAGACAGTAAAGACTGTACAAGAAAATAAATTTAAGCGTTGCTTTGACGCTGTAGACGAAACTTTTAATGGTAAGCTAACAGGAAATAAAATACTTGATACTGAATGTGGCTGGTGTTCTTTCCGCAAAACCTGTTGGCCTGAGATGAAAGAACTACCAGCATTAAAGTCACGAGCAAAAGAACCTAAGATAGTTTCTTACGTGCATATAGAAGAGGAGAGTACAATATGAGTGAGTTCCCCGAAGACAGCTACCTTGATGCTAACCCCGACGTTAAGACTGCGGTAGGTAAAGGACAATTTAAGAATGGTAGACACCATTGGGACATGTACGGAAAGGATGAAAACAGAGAAGGACTTAACGCAACAGATAAAGAGTTCTGGTCTAACCCTCATTATGGGAGGGGTAAAGAATAAAGCATGATGAATTACTCAAGATTCGCTCATGCAAGGAAGTATGGGTACAGGTCAGGCTTAGAAAAGAAACTTTCTGATGCTCTTACTGCTCTTAAGGTTGAGTTCTCCTATGAGAGCTTAAAGATAGAGTGGGAAGACTTAGCTTACCGTACCTATACCCCTGACTTTATTCTCAGCAATGGTATAATAATTGAGTCTAAAGGAATGTTTACTACATCTGATAGACGTAAGCATCTTATGATACATAAACAACATCCTAAGTTAGATATACGATTTATATTTGAAAACAGTAGGCGTAAGTTAAGTAAGGGAGCTAAGAGTAGCTATGGAGAATGGTGTTACAAGCATGGTTTCTTATATGATACTAGAGTAGTACCGGAAGAGTGGCTAAAAGAAAAAGGAAAAAACAAGCATGGTAAGTTTATAACATTTAAAGGAACTAAAAGGAGGCAGGCATGACCAATATTTTCGATGATGATTTTCAATCTAATGATTTTGTTATAAGATTGCGACCACGTATGCTAGAAGGGAAATGGGATGGAGATGTTGATATAGGTATTATGTGGGATGGCACACACAAATTAACACATGATGATTTTCACAAGTTAATGCACCTAACTAAAATGGTTTGTGCTTCTGTACCTATAATGGAGTACGATGAAGATCTAAGAAATGATATTAATAACTATGTATTGGATACGGAAAATGATATGCAACCAATGTCAACAAATAAGACAACAGAAAAAGTAACAGCACAGGTAACAGAAGTCGATGGTAATGTAATTAAATTATCATTTAATACTAGTACGAAAGGAACAGCATGATGACAACACTTACACTAGGCAATGAAACAATTAGTATTATTGACGATGTAGTAGAAGATGGAAGCAAACTTTTTACTGACATGGTAAACAGTCCACCACACTACAACAAGAGTGGTATAGAATGTATTGACGCAATACGTGCAGCTACTGACGTAGGATACAAGTACTACCTACAGGGTACAGTAATAAAATACCTATGGAGATATGAGTATAAAAATAAACCCATTGAAGATCTTAAGAAAGCAAGATGGTATCTTAATAAATTAATTGACGCTACGCAAAAAAACGAGCACCATGATCTAGCGGAATCGTTTACATGAAATTAAAAGTATTAATGGTATTAGATGTCAACATGGAAGAGTATCCTATTCCGTCTGATGGTGATGTCATGCCTGAAATAGAAGATGCTCTACGAGAATACTTACACGACGTAAGTGGTGTAGCAGTGTCGTCATTAAAAATGGATATGGAGAGATAGATATGCACACAAATAACTATTTAAGTTCTGACTATCAAAACTTTATTGCACTATCACGTTATGCTAGATGGAAGGAAGATGATCAAAGGCGTGAAGGTTGGCTTGAGACAGTTGAAAGATACTTCAATTACCTTGAGAACTATGTAAAAGATAAGTATGGTTACGTGATGCCAGATGATACCCATAAGAAACTAACAGATGCAGTACAGGACTTAAATGTTATGCCTAGTATGAGAGCTTTGATGACTGCTGGTGCACCATTAGATATATGCCATGTGCCTAGCTACAACTGTTCATACATGACAGTAGATACACCAAGAGTATTTGATGAGTGCATGTATATACTTATGTGTGGTACAGGTGTTGGCTTCTCTGTTGAGAAACAGTACACAGATAAGCTACCTGTAGTTAATGAAGAACTACATCATTCAGATACAGTAATTAAAGTAGGAGACTCTCGTGTTGGATGGGCTAAATCTCTTAAGGAACTACTAGCTATGTTATATGCTGGTCAGATACCTACATGGGATGTCAGTGAGGTACGTCCTTCTGGTGCTAGATTAAAAGTGTTTGGTGGTAGGGCATCTGGTCCTGCACCACTAGAAGATCTGTTTAACTTCTGCATTGAGAAGTTTAAAGGTGCAGTAGGACGTAGGCTAACACCATTAGAATGCCATGACATCATGTGTAAGATAGGTGAGGTGGTGGTAGTAGGTGGTGTAAGACGTAGTGCATTGATCAGCCTGTCAGATATTGATGATGACCAGATGCGTCATGCTAAGTCGGGAGATTGGTGGAACAATGAAGGACAAAGAGCACTAGCTAATAACAGTGTAGCCTATGGCACTAAGCCTGATATGGGAACATTTATGCGAGAGTGGACGGCATTGTACGAAAGTCAGTCAGGTGAACGTGGTATCTTCAACAGGCAGTCAGCAGTTAAACAGGTTAAAAAAACAGGCAGAAGACAATATTTAAAAAGTTGGACAAATGAACCATATCTGTTTGGTTGTAACCCATGCTCTGAGATTATACTAAGACCATTTCAGTTCTGTAACCTATCGGAAGTAGTCGCACGTAATACAGATACACTTAAGACACTTAAAGAGAAAGTAAAGTTAGCTACTATACTAGGTACATTACAATCTACATTAACTGATTTTAAATACTTACGTAAGATATGGAGAATAAACACAGAGGAAGAAAGACTACTGGGTGTATCTCTTACAGGTATCATGGACTGCCCATTGCTGAATGGTACACAACAGAGTCTTAGTCTTCCTAAAGTATTAGAGGAACTAAAGAAAGTAGCTGTAGATACCAACAAAAAGATAGCAAAGGCAATAGGCATTAACATGTCAGTAGCTATTACCTGTGTTAAGCCATCAGGTACTGTGTCACAGTTAGTAGACAGTGCCAGTGGCATTCATGCAAGGCATAGCCCATACTACATTAGAACAGTACGTGCTGATAACAAAGATCCTATGACACAGTTCATGGTTGATATGGGTATACCTAATGAGCCTGACGTTACTAAACCATTGGACACTACTGTGTTTAGCTTTCCTACTATTGCACCTGTTGGTGCTGTGACACGTAATGACATGACAGCTATAGAGCAATTAAATTTGTGGCTAACCTATCAAACACACTGGTGTGAACACAAACCATCTGTTACAATATCAGTTAGGCAGAATGAATGGATGGAAGTAGGAGCATGGGTATACGAAAACTTTGATGATCTATCAGGCATTAGTTTCTTACCGCACAGTGAGCATATATATAAGCAAGCTCCCTATCAAGAGGTAGATAAAGCTACATGCATGAAGATGATCGAACGTATGCCTAGTAGGATTGATTGGAGTAAGCTATCCGACTATGAAAAGGAAGATGGCACATCGGGTGGCAGGGAACTAGCCTGTTCAGCAGGGGTGTGTGAAGTTGTTGATTTAACTAATTAAGGAGTACAGAACATGATTACAGTAGACATAACAGACGATATGGTAATACAAGCTAGACACAAGATGTTAGAGATGGGCTTATTACACCAGTCCATTTTAAATGGTGGGGGTACACTAGCAGGTTTCATAGGGGAGCATGTAGCTCTGAAAGTAATGGGAGGTAAGTGGCTTAACACTTACGACTATGA